GCGATAGCCGAGGTCTGGCCTGCCGGTGGGCCGGTGAAGACGGTGGTCATGGGTATGCCAACCCCCGAGGTCGAGGCGCAATCGACTCGCGTCAAAGACTTCATGAACTGGCAGTACACCCAGGTCAATGGTGGCTTTGATGAAGAAGACCGCATGCTGATGCGTCTTCCGATGTCTGGCTCGACGTTCAAGAAGCAATATTTTGACCCGCAGATGGCGATTGTTCGTTCTGACTACGTCGAGGCGGCAGATTTTCTGGTCCCCTATCAGACGACTTCTCTGAAGACAGCGCCGCGGTACACCCACCGCATGCCCAATTTCTCCGGCAACGATGTCAAGAAGCTGATCCAGATCGGCTATTACAAAGAGCCAAAGCACTTTTCCGATCCGACTGATGTCGGGATGGACAATACGGAGGTTCACGAAGCAATCGACAGGATTGAGGGCCGCGACCCTGTTGATTATGAAGAGAACGCCGGCTACACACTGCTCGAGTGCTACTGCTTTCTGGATCTCAAAGGATTTGAAGACCAGGGACCGGACGGGAAGAACACTGGAATCGCCCTGCCTTACGTGGTGACGGTGGAAAAAGACAATCAAGCTGTTCTGGCGATCCGCCGCGGCTGGAAAGAAGGCGATGCTCGCAAGGAACGCCGACTGAACGTGACTCATTTCCGTTTCATGCCTGGATTCGGCTTTTACGGTTACGGGTTTGTTCACATGATCGGCGGGCTGGCCGCTGCGGCAACCGGTGCGCTTCGCGCTTACCTCGACGCTGCAGGTTTCGCCAACACCAAGGGTGGCTTCAAATCACGTGATGCCAAGCTGGAAAGTGACGCTCCAATAGGTATGGGTGAGTGGCGCGGCGTAGACATGACGGCGGAAGAGCTGTCCAAATGCTTCTACCCGATGGAGTACCGCGAGCCCTCCAAAGGTCTGTTTGAGATGCTTGGCTACCTCGATGAGGTTGGCCGGCGTTTCACATCCACCACTGAAAATCTGGTAGGTGACGCGAACAACAACGGCCCGGTCGGCACCACCCTGGCGCTGATCGAGCAAGGGCTGAAGGTTTTCTCTGCCATCCACAAGCGTTTGCATGAGGCACACGCGGAAGAATTCAAGATCATGGCGGATCTCTACTCTGAATTCTTGCCGGAAGAGTACCCCTACATGGTAGAGGGTGCTGAGTCTGTCATCCTGAAAGCTGATTTTGATGCCCGCGTTGACGTTGTTCCGGTCTCAGACCCTAACGTGGTCACCAACACCCAGCGCATTGCCCAGGCCCAGGGCGTGGTGGAGCTCGCCGCCCAGGCGCCGGAAATCTACGACATGCGTGCCGTGCATACTCGCATGCTCAAGTCGATGCAGGTCAACAAGGTTGAAGAGCTGATTCCGCCGCCGAACGAGCCAGAGCCGAAAGATCCGATCACCGAGGGTATGAACATGCTGACCGGTGAAGCTGTCCAGGCTTTCCCGGAGCAGGACCACATGGCGCACATCACCGCCCACGGTTTGTGGTGGGAGAAGATGGTGCCCGACGACCTGAAGACCGATCTCGAGCCGGTTTACGCCGCGCATCAGGCGGAACACGTTGCGCACTGGTACATGGTTCAGATGCTGCAGCAGATGGGTCTCCCGCCAGAGGCGCTGCAAGATCCAAACCTGCACAACCAGATTGCTCAAGCTGCAGCCCAGGTGACGCAGCTCATGGCGCCGCAGACGATTGGTCTCGAGGAAGCACCGCAAGAAGGCGGCCAAGGCGGGGAAGACCCGATGGTTGCCGCCGCGAAAGCCGAACAAGACATGGCCCTGGCAGACAGAAAGACACAGGCAGAGATCGACCGCAAAGATGCTGTTGCTCTGTCTGACATCGAGAGAAAGGACGCGGAGGCTGAGGCCAAGATAGCCCGCGATGCAGAAGCAGGGATGCAGAAAGCTGCGCAGGAAGCGGCAATGACTGAAGCCGCCCTGGATAAGATAGAGAGAGGGAATGACTCAGAAACTTAATTACCAACACGATGCGCTACTTGGTTCTTTTGAAAGAAAGATCATGGAGCACATTGAAACCGAGACTGAAGCTCTTGCGAGCGGCCGAGCGGCTGACTTCGTGGATTACAAACGCAGGGCTGAGCGCATAAAAACGCTCAGTCAGGTGCTTGAAGATTTGAGTGCTGTAGTCAAAACATACCTTGAAGAGGACGAGGATGATGACTGAAGTGGCACTTGTCGATCACGACAAAGCGCCTGTCGGGGAAGTAGCCCCACAGGATTACCCAATACCTGCTGGCTGGCGGGTGCTGATTGAGCCCATAAAGGTTGAGGAAACAACCCAGGGCGGGATTGCACTGCCGAGCCAAGCTGTCGAGGCCAAAGAACATCTGCGCCACATTGGCCGGGTGGTCGATATGGGGCCGCTTTGCTACAAGCACAGCAAGTTTCAGGGCTGCGACCCGTGGTGCAAGATCGGTGACTACGTCGCCTATGGCGCCTATTCCGGGCAGGAGATGAAAGTGCGCAACATGAGTGGCGATGATTACGCCGCTCTGCGTCTCATCAACGATGACGAGGTCTTGGCGGTTATCCCGTCTCCGGCTTCCGTCATGATCTACTGCTAAGGGGGCGACATGGAACAAGAAAACAGAGAGTTTGACGACGATCTGGCGCCGGATGCCCGCGAGGCATTGGAGTCCGGAGAATTCAGTCTTGACGCCATCGACCAGGAGGCGCACGACGACGACTACGAATCCTACGGGAAGAAGGTCAAGAAGCGCATCGACAAAGAAGTGAGTAAGCGCAAGGCTCTTGCCGACCGTCTTGCCGAGACCGAGACCAACGCTCAGCGCATCGCCAGAGAACTGAAAGAGGCGAAAGATAAGCTGAATCAGTATGAAGAGCGTGAATCTGAGGGGCTGGATACGCGGGCCAAAGATCTACAGGCCCGCCGCGATGCTGCCTTGGAAGCCGGCGAAATGGCTGAATACAACAAGCTGAACGACGAATTGACGGATGTCAGGTTTGACCTTCGTGAGCGCCGCCGTCGCCCGCCTGTTGAAACGAAGATCGAGGTAGAGCAAGAGCCTCCGCCAAAGACAAACACATCCGGGTTATCAAAGGCCGCTGCCGCCTGGGTGGAAGACAATGAAGACTGGCTTGGTGAAGACCAAGAAAAGGCAGCGAACGCAGCCAAGATAGAACGCCAGCTCATCAACGAAGGTTACTTGGTCACCGACCCGGACCTTTACGCTGAGCTGGATCGTCGCTTGAGTGGTTACGGCAGGGAAGAAGAAATCGATGACACGGACGACATTGTTGAGCCGCCCCGCCGCGGGGCATCGGCTGGTGTGCCCAGAAACAGTGGCAACCAAAGACCGAGTTCCCGCCCTGGCGCCTTGACGCGAACTGACCTGCAGAAGATGCGGAATGCCGGGTTTGACCCCGACAATCCTGCTGATCGCAAGGGCTGGCTCGACCGTAACAAACCACTCTAAGGGGACGATAATGACTGCAAGAAACACTGGTAGTAAGACGGGCGATGCAGTAACGTCCGATAATGGCCTAAGCAGCCTGATCGATGAAGCCTTCCAGGGGAAAGAAGCCTACGGCGAAAAGCCCCCCGAAGACGAACGCACCTCACGTGCAATGGAGACGCGCGAAGGTGATGAGATCCACGATTCCTATCAGGATCAATGGACTCAATCAGGGCTCTTAGATACGAAAAACATCCCGCCACGACCGGGGTTCGTCCAAAGATGGGTCAGAACCAAGATCGGGGGACTGGATGATCCCAAAAACGTGATGCAACGGATGAACCAAGGGTATCGTCCACGCAACGCGAACACAGTGCCAAAAGGAGCGTTTGCCCCTACCGTGAATACTCGCCAGTTTGGCGACATCATCGGCATGGATGGCATCGTCCTCATGGAACGGCCAGAGAAACTGCACAAATCCCACGCTGCCCATAACAGGCGCATGGCGGATCGTCAGATGGAGGCTGTGAGTGGCATTTTGGCTCAAGCACAGGAACCGGGCAAAGGCTTCGGACCTGTGAATAAGACGCACAGTTCAAGCGTAGACACCGGTCATCGGCCGGCTCCTGTCTCCGACGAAGACTGACCAAAAATCCAATTCACAATTTCTTTTAGACGAGGGATAGACTTATGTCTAACAACAACGCACCTTATGGGCTGCGTCCGTCAAAAAGGCTCGGCGGGGGTGCTTCCCCCAATGGCGGTTACAGCATTGCTGATGGTCAAGTAGGGGCCATGTATCAAGGCGATGTTGTGATGATGACGGGCACCGGCAAGGACATCGAGATCGCGCCTGCCGGCACAGTCAACGCAATCGGGGTTTTCTACGGTTGCAACTACATCGCTGCTGACGGCCGCGTAACCTTCAAACCTTACTGGTCAAGTGCCACCGCCCTTGAGGCGAACACTGTCTGTGAGGCTTTGGTTTACGATGACCCAGGCATCATCTTCCGCGCCCAGGCTGATACCGTGGCTGCTGCTGACATCGGCGCTCTTGCTGATTGGGTAGCTGGTACCGGGAACATCAAGACCGGGAAATCCGGAACTCAAGTTCAGGGTTCTGTAACGGCCACCACTGGTAAAAGCCTCCGTATCTACGGCCTGCTTCCAGAAGTAGGCAATGAATACGGTGCATACGCCGAGGTCGAGGTTCTGTTCGCAGAGCACGCCCTGTCAGGTGTTGTCTCCGGCGTAGGGGGTGATTAATCATGGCTATGAATCGCTTAACATTCGCTAAAGACCTTGAAGAAGGTCTCAACGCCCACTTCGGTATGGCCTATCGCGCCCGCCCGGATGAGTGGGGTCAACTGTTTGACACGGAACGCTCTAGCAAGGCGTTTGAAGAAGACGTTCTCGAGGCTGGTTTCGGTGCTGCTCAGGTAAAAGCTGAAGGCTCCGCGGTCGGTTTTGACGAAGGTATGCAGGGGTGGACGGCTCGCTATGTCCACGAAACCATCGCTCTGGCTTTCGCTATCACTGAGGAAGCTATCGAGGACAACCTGTACCAGCGTCTTGGGCCGAAGTATTCCAAGGCTCTTGCGCGTGCGATGAAGCACACGAAAGAGATCAAGGGTGCTGCGATCCTGAACAATGCTTTTGCTGCGACCGCTCCTGGTGGCGACGGTGTGTCTTTGCTGAACACCGCTCACCCGCTGCTGAACGGCGGAACCATGTCAAACAAACTGGCAACCCCTGCCGACCTGTCGGAACAGGCTATTGAGGATCTGTTGATTCAGATTCGCAAGACCACCGACGACCGTCAGGTGCCGATCAGCCTCATGGCTGAAAAGCTGGTTGTCCCACCGGAGCTCGAGTACGACTCCATCCGACTGACCCGTAGCACCATGCGTGTTGGCACTGCCGACAACGACATCAGTGCAATCGTGTCCAAGGGTGTGTTCTCTCGTGACCCGACCACCATTACCCGACTGACCGACCCGGACGCTTGGTTCATTCTGACCGACTGCCCGGACGGCCTGAAGCACATGACTCGCGTAGCAATGAAGCGTGGCATGCAGGGTGACTTTGACACCGGAAACATGCGGTACAAGGCCCGCGAGCGTTATGCGTTCGGCTGGACTGACCCGCGCGGCATCTTCGGTAGCGAAGGCGCGGTTTAATCGGTAGCCCTTGCTGGGGCATTTTGGCCCGCCCCTTGGTTCCTCTCGGGGCGGGCTTTTTTTATTAGAACTTGCCGTTAAGGCTTATCAGAGGATTTGTTCATGACTACCAAACACAATATTTCTCGCGCATCCCAGGTTTTTGCGGGTGCGTACCATCCCGGCGCCTTCAATATGAATGGCCGTGCCGGAGCCCCTATCGGTAACCTCGTGCAGGTTTCCCTGGGAACTCCCACCGTGGGAGCAACCACCACCCTTCGTGCTGCTGCAGCTCATGCTGCTGCCGGTGACCTGACCCTGGACGCGACCACCCTTGATGTGGCCCGCGCCATCTCTATTACTTCTGACGGCGTCGATACCGCTGTCGTCTTCACCGTGACCGGCTATGACATTGGCGGCCAGTTGGTCGTTGAGACCATTACCGGCGTCAACGCGACCACGATTGCAGGCAAGAAAGCCTTCAAGTCGATCCTGTCGATCTCGTCTGATGTGGCCGCTGCCGGTAACATCTCGGTCGGTGATACTGACGCCCTTGGCCTGCCTTACGCGGCGCTGGCTGCCGGTGATGTGCTGTTCCAGTACGCTGATGCCACTGAAGAGCTGTCAGCCAGTACCCTGGTCCTGGCAGACGCCACCAAGCCAGCAACGGCGACAACCGGCGATGTTCGCGGCACCATCAATCCCAACACGGTCCTCGACGGCTCCGTTGAGATCAAGTTGTGGATGAAGGCCGATGGGTCGAGTCCTGATGCCCTCGGCGGCGTTGCGCAGTATGCTGGCTGATGGACGTAGAAGCCCTGCTGAACACCGTTCGTGGGGATTTTCTTGACGATGAAGAAACTCCGTACCGATGGGGTGCCTCAAAACTCCTGCGCTGGCTAAACCGAGCGCAGGAAGAGGCATGCCTTCGGCAGCGGCTTCTCGTTGATGAAACCACAGCGGCTATCACCGAGGTCACTCTTGCGGTGGATACTGCCTCGTACACGCTCGACCCGAGAATTGTTCTTGTGGATAGAGTTGTGTACGACCGCAGAACCATCCCCAAGGCGACCAAGCACCAGCTTGATCGTCTTATGCCGGCGTGGCGCGAAATGGATCCTGGGGAGCCCCAGTTCTACCTGCAAAATGACCTCACTATCCGATTGATTCCCACCCCGAGCCAAGTTGAGGATGGTCAGATCCTGACTATTCGTGCTTCCAGGCTGCCCCTACTCCCCCTTGTCGATAACGCAGACGTTCCAGAGATCCCATTAGCGCACCATGAAAACCTCTGCTACTACGTGGCGGCCAGGGCATTCATGCTGCCTGACGAGGATACGAAGGATACGGCCCTCGCCAAGGAGTACATGGGCCAGTTTGACGCTGCTTTTGGTCCTGCCTTGTCGGCGGATGTCCTGGCGCACAAGCGTAGGGAGACAAACGTCAGTTGGGTTGGGCCTGCGCATGCGTATCACGGACGCCGGTCTACGCAAATTCGTGGGCGAAATCCCTGGGACTATGAGGACTGAGCATGGCGACAAAGGTAAATCTGTTCCCTGACCAGGGGTCCGACTTCACTCACAAGTACCTGTATCGGGATGCGGCAACAAAGGCTGCAATCCCGCTGACGGGTTACACGCTTGAAATGCAGGTTCGTCCATTCAAGGGATCATCCGAGCTTCTGGCTGACCTCGATAACGCCGGCAAAGGCGGAGTCGTCATCACAGATGATGTCAATGGTGAATTTACCATCACACTGTTGGGCGCAGACACGGCCGTTTGGCGAAACGATGAAGCGGTTTACGACATCAAAGGAACCAACGGTGGAACCCCTGAGCGCATTGCTGAGGGTGAAATCTACCTAAACAAAGCTACGACGAGGTAAGACATGAGCGGATTCACAAACCGTGGCCTGCGCAATCACTTGGGCGGCTACCAAGGAACCACCTTTCCGACAAACTTCTATGCAGCCCTGGTGACTGCGGCGAATGCCGGGACTCTCGATAATGCGGCGGCTGCCGACCAGGGCAGTGATGTCATTCGGATTTCTGCCACCGCCCACGGCATGACGGCCGGCAACTCGGTGACCATATCGGGCTCGACCAATTACGATGGCAACCATGTCATTACGGCGGTCGCTGCCAATACCTTTGACATCATCGCCAACTACACGGCGGAGACGTTTGCTGGCACGGAGACCTTTTATGAAGGTCCGGGTCCAGACACCAACATCTTTTCCGACTGTCCTGGGGGCGAGATTGCGGCCGGCAACGGGTACACCGCGGGAGGTATCAGCCTTACCAAAAACAGTACCGACTTCCCCGGTCTTTCGGAGAATGACACCACTGACATTGCTTCTGTTGGGATCAAGACACTGTCGTGGACGGCTTCTGGCGGCAATTTGCCAAGCTCGGGTAGTGGCGCCGCATTCCTGATCCTGACCGACGACAACGGCACCCAGGCGTCCCGCGAAGTGTGGGCATGGTTTGACCTGGGCGGCCAACGCACGGTTTCTGATACCCAATCACTCAGCGCATCTAGCGGCGAACTGAGATTGCGTCAGCCTCCACAGATAATTTAAGTGGATGTGTGACATGCAAGAAGCAGGTAGAAACCGCAGGGTTGATGATGCTCGTATCAGCGACATCCAAGACTCTGTTCACGAGATCCGTAGTGACGTAAGAGGTCTTGAACGCCGACTTGAAAGATCCGATGACCGGATTTCCGATGTCGAGCGCGGAATGATTGAGACAGCGGCTGCCCAAAAGGCACTTGAATCAGTCATGAATGCTGAGAACAGAAGGCTGTCGGAAAAAATCGACGGTGTTCAGTGCTCTGTAAACGAAGTTCATAAGACGTTTGTACATCATTCAAATATGGAGGAATCAGACAGGCGAACGATGATGAGGGCGGTAATTGCCACCTTCACTTCACTGCTCGGTGCTATCGGGTGGTGGTTATTCTCACAGCACACTGGAGGCTGAAAATGACGGCGAATCTCCCGCGAGGGATACGGAACAACAACCCCCTGAACATCATTGAGTCAGGAATCAAGTGGCAGGGGATGGCCGACAAGCAGTCAGATACCCGATTCATCAGTTTCAAGCGACCGGAAGATGGGATCAGGGCAGCATCAAAGATCCTGCAGACATACCAGGAGAAGCACGGCATCAATACCTTGAGAGGCGTAATAACCCGTTGGGCGCCGCCAATCGAGAATGACACTTCGGCATACATTGCTTCCGTATCAATCAGGGCAGATATCGATCCTGATGACCCGCTGAACCTGACTGACTACAAGACGGCATACCGCTTGCTTCGGTCGATGACCTGGATGGAAAACGGGAAACCGCCCGAGCCAAAAGAGTTCTGGTACCCGGACGACATCTGGGAGAAAGGTTTACGCATGGCCGGGTTGAATCCGGACAAGCCGTTGATGGACTCCAGAACCACAACTGGTGTCGTGGTTGGAGGTACCAGTGCGGCGGTGTTGGCCTTCAGCTTCCTCAAGGCGGTATGGCCTGAGCACGAAAGCCTGATTACCGACCTTGAGAAACTGGTTACCGAGCACTGGGTAGAGATATCCGCAATCCTCGTTGGGATGGGGTTCCAGGGCCGCGCTCTGTTTGCTCGTGTCGATGACAAGATGAAGGGGAGATTGTGATGGTTGCCATATTCAAGTTCTACATGATTGTCGCGCTTCTTGCTTCCTTGGTTGCCTGTCAGCCAGGAGAAAAGCCGCCATCGACCTTTGACCTGCTGTCAACGGCAGAGTCCACCATCACTTCGGCGGCCAACACACTCAACCGGGCGCTGCAGCTCGGGACAATCAGTGTCGATGATTCGGAGTATGCGACTGCTTACGAGGGCCTGCACGAAGCCGGCGCCTTCATGGATACCGCCTGGGCAGCTTATCGTGCCGGCGAGCTTGGGGCTGCTGATTCCCAGCGAAGGCTGGCGATGGATAGCTACTTGCTGGTCAGGCCAATCATTCAACGACTTGGGGAGGTCAACTGATGGAAATCGCAATTGCACTCAAACTGCTTGATCTCGCTTTTCTTGGAGCGTCTATGTACCAGGATTTTCAGGAACAGCAACGCATGAACAAGGAGCAACAGGAGTTCATCATGGCTCTTCGCGCTCAGCTCATGAATGGCAATATCACTGAAGCCGAGATGATGGCTGAGATCGACAAGCGTATCGGTTCAATCATCGGTCGTCGTCGTGCGGCTCTTGATGCTTTACCAACGCCTACAGGTCATTCCTGAGAAGCGCTGGTGACTTATGACGCTTGCCACGATGTTTTTGGATTGGGTTTGTGGCGTCGTGGCATGCCTCTACCGAAGGATTTGCAAAGATGACGATGAGAGAGATTCTTGATGGAGCTGTCCAATACTGGCCTTTGGTTGTTGTTTCAGTTGGGGCAATTGCTGGTGTTGCTGTGGCTGCTGATAAATTGCTCTCGCTCGAGCAAGCCTACCGTGAACAGAAGACCCAAACCCAGGAGATTCAGAGGATACAAATAGACCAAGCGGTAACGAGACAAGTGCTTGAGCACCAGGGAAAAGATATCGAGGAAAACACTAGCACGCTAAAAGCCAACCAAGCCCTTTTGATTCAGATCTTGCAAAAGGTTCAGTAATGGCACTGGCAATTGCTGACCGCGTCCTAGAGACAACCACCACCACCGGGACGGGGACCGTCAACCTGGGTGGCGCCAAGTCAGGCGGATACCAGACCTTTGTTGCCGGAATCGGCTCTACCAACACTTGCCACTACTGCATAGTTGATCCGGCCAATAATGACTGGGAAGTGGGTCTCGGCACCGTCACGGACGCCACTCCGGACACCCTGAGCCGCGATACCATACTGGACAGCTCCAATGCCGGCGCCGCGGTGAACTTCGCGGCCGGCACCAAGGATGTGTTCTGCGTCCTGCCGGCAATGGTCAGTGGTACCGAGCAGATCCAGCTCAGCGCCATTCTCAACGCGGGTGGTTTCAAACTCACCAATGTAGCCGACCCAGCTTCAGCCCAGGATGCGGCAACCCGGTCCTGGACCCTGGCCCAGATAAGTTCCCACGAGCTTGTCACCGACTTGACTCCCCAGCTCGGTGGCGACCTGGACGTAAATGATAACGCCATCGTATCGACAAACGGCGGCGACGTTGTCTTCACTGCAGATGCTCCAGGCGACTTCATTTTCAACAACGGTGATTTCACTGCTGACTTTGACAACGCCACGGTCTCCAACCGGACGATGTTCAAGACCTCGACGCTGAATCAACCGACCAGTGTCCATGCCATCCCGAATGGTACTGCAACCCATGCGTCATTTGGAGCTTTTGGCGGGGCCAGTGTTGACCCAGATAACGGCAGTTACATCAACCTGTCTTGCGATGGCACTACGTCTGCCATTTCCTCAACCTATACCGGTACGGGTTCTGCGCTTCCTATTGCCCTGGATGTTGGCGGAAATGTCTCTTTAACCATCGAGGCGGGCCACAAGACTAAATTTCACGGCGACATCACCGCCGATTGGTCTTCTGCCCCAGGCTCACGCATTGCCCTGAAGAGTTCCACAACGAATGGCATCAGTGCTGTCACCATCACGCCAAACGGTACAGGCACAGAAGCCTATATCGTCATGGAGGACAACTCGACTGTAGGCAACAATCAGTTTGTCAGCCTTGGCCTCAACGCTACAGCAGCCTCGATCAACTCCAGCAAGCGTGGCACAGGAACAGCAGTACCATTCCAGATCATCATGGATGGCTCACCAGTTCTTGAGGTTGAAACTGACTTCACGCTGAACGTCGCCAATGTCACCAACTACGAAACCCTAGTCACTGCAGACGACGACATCCCCAATCGCAAATGGGTCACAGACCAAGCCTACCTGCAGGCGGCAGACCTTACCGGGTACCTGCAGAACATAGTTGAAGACACAACGCCGCAGCTTGGCGGTGGTCTTGATGTCAACGGCAACATCATCACAAGCGCCCCGGCCGCTACTGATTCTAATGGTGGACCATTAGCAATTACTGCTGCTGCTGGCGATCTAGGTGGTGATGGCGGGACGCTTACCATCACTTCAGGTGCCGGTGGATCTGAGGCTGCGGGTGGTGCATTGACCGTCCAGGGGGGTGCTGGTGGGTCCACCGAAGGTGATGGTGCTCCGCTGTACCTTTATGGTGGTGCTGCAACAACTGATGGATTTGGTGGTGAAGTTGAGCTTGTTGCCGGGAACGGCGTAAGCACTGGCGATGGTGGCGGTGTAACCATTGGTTCTGGAAGCGGTGTATCTGCCGGAAACATTCGTTTTCAGATTGCTGGAGCTACAAAATTCACCGTTGAAGCTGATGGAACGCTTAGTGTTCCTATTGGTACTTACGAAACTCTTGTCACCGCAGATGATGACATACCTAACAAGAAATATGTCGATGACGCTATTACGGCTGGTGGATTACAAAATGTAGTTGAGGACACTTCACCACAACTAGGTGGGAATCTTGATGTAAACGGTTTTGATATCACAGCCCTGACAGGCGGGCAAGCTGTTGAAATTAGGACTGCTAACCACTCGACTGTACCGGGAACGATCAGATTATTTGCAGGGCAAGCAACTGGAGCATTTACTGGTGGTACCGTCCACTTACAAGCAGGAACATCAGCAACTGGTAACGGTGGTCGGCTTTATCTGTATTCCTCAGACGGCCCAGGTGCTGGCGGTGATGTTGAGGTTCGGTTTGGTGATGATACAACAGATGGCGATACACCCGGTAACTTTAGAATTTTGCGCGGAGTGGCATCATCAACCGAACTATTTAAACTCGACAAGAATGGTATAAGAATTGCTGAACCCACTAGTGCTCCTACTTCCGACACCACTGGATATGCTTGGGTTTACATTGATCCCACAAGCAACAATCTTACCTTCCGAGACGAAGCAGGTACAGTAACCGATCTCACAGCCGGCGGTATCTCTAACGTAGTCGAGGACACCACCCCTCAGCTTGGTGGCACCCTCGATAGCAATGGATTTGCCGGGAATTTTGATGCGGCCTCCGCTGAAATCCCGCTGACGACGAATGTCACTGGTGGCGCTGGCGACACCGTCCACCCTTCTTTCATGCTTGCTGCATCCAAAGGCAGCAACATGGGCAACGGCTTCGGCGTCAACATGCTGTATCAGATTCAAGACGATACATCTGGTCTGAACACCATCGCTGAAATCCGGGCAGTACGCACTGACCACGACACCTCCGGAACACTCAAGTTCGTCATCTATAGTGAGGGCAATGCCACCGACTCACTGAACATCGAGCGAAACGGGACTCTGAATGTTGCGAATGTCACCAACTACGAGAATCTTGTCACCGCTGATGACGATATCCCGAACAGGAAGTGGGTCACTGACCAGGGGTATGGGACAGGCACTCTCAGTAACGTAGTAGAGGACACTTCACCACAGCTGGGTGGTGATCTTGATGCGCAGACTCGTAGGATAACCAGTAGTGGTACTACTGTGAATATCAATTTTGCTTCTGCGAAAACATCGGGTAATGCCGGTCAGATAAAAATTGAAGCGCAAGACCATAGTGGTGCAGGTGGCTTTGGCGGTAATGTAACAATTGAAGCAGGCAGCAATATCACAAATGGTTCTGCTGGTGCATTAAATATAAATGGTGGCGATGGTACTACTTTCGGCGGCGATGTAAAAATCGATGGTGGTAATGCTGTTGCTGGCTCATCATCAGGTGGTAACGTCCTATTAGCAGCGGGTTACAATACAAACACTGGGCTAAATCCAGGTTACGTTATGATCTATGCTAATGATGGTAACGTTTCTGTTCCATTAAGAATGCGTGAAGCCAGAGATAATGGTACCAACTATGTTCAAATTCGTGCGCCACATAGTATAACGACATCTAGGACATGGTACCTACCCGACGACGATCCAACTACTGCATCTGGTCAGTTCCTAACAACAGACGCAGCTGGTAATTTATCATTTGCTGCCGGTGGTATCGCTAACGTAGTCGAGGATACAACTCCCCAGCTTGGTGGTGATCTTGACGTAAACGGCAAGGATATTACCAGCACAACAATCATTGAGATGCGTACCAACGGTATTCGTCAGTATTATCAATCTGATACTGAATTGTTGCTGGGTATCTCCAATGACACAAATATCTACATGCTGCCTGTAGATAACAAGATTTTCATAGAATGCAATAATGTCGGCGTGCTTGAATTTTCGCCAAGCGGTGTTTCGTTTAATGGGGGAACAACATATTTCAGTAGCTCAGCTGTAAGTGGTCAGGGGCTACTAGATGGAACAAATACTGATGGTGAAATCCCATCTGCAAAAGTCGTATATGACACGATTGTAGATCAAGCCGGCATTGCTAACGTAGTCGAGGACACCACTCCCGAGCTGGGTGGTGATCTCGACATGGCTGGGAATGATATCTATGAGGATGCCAACCCTGGCACTCAGGGAAGCCCTCTTGGGAAGTTCATAGGCCGGTGGAATACCTTAGATGTTGCCTACATGGAGTTCCAGTCCGGGTCTGACACAGTCAGCAAGGATGCCGGTCAGATAGCGTTCTA